GTCTAGCAGGCTGTCACAAAATTGACCCCCCCTAGCAGCCTAGAAACGCAGGTTTTGCTCCAAAATCGGGGTTTTTGAGCCGTTAGAGGGGGTTGTTTGTTTGTGTTTGTTTGTAAAGTCTCCGACACAATCGACCGATGATGCTCATGGCTTCGAGCCAGAAAGGAATCCAACATGATCAACATCAGTTCCATCGTGACCGGCATCGTCTCGGTCTTCTCAGCTCCCCTCGAAACTCCTGCCGGCAAGGTTGGCATGACCGACCTCGAGATCGCCATCTGGGTCGTTGAGAGTAATCAGCATCCCGGAGGCGAGCCCTTCTTCGCCGATCGGGGATGGACCGCCGGCCCGCTTTGCATCTCCAAGGGTTATCTCGCAGACAGTCGAGTACCAGGTCGATGGCCCGATGCGGTCTTCGACTTGGACTTCTCGGTTCAGGTCTTCCGAGCCTATATGGCCCGCTGGGGATCAGACGACCGCCGGCCGGATGGCATGTCCCAGGAGGAGTTCTGGGCTCGCCTGCACAACGGAGGCCCCCAAGCCGCCAAGGCGACCGGCAAGAAGAAAGAGAGACTCGATCGATACTGGGCCAAAGTTTGTAAGGTCTTGGACCAGTTCGACTGATCTCGCCCCGTTGCGAAGGAGGGAGCCCCCGCTGGTCGGGGGTTCTTTCGTTTCAGGAACACTCGCCCCATTCCGAGAGGACCTTGAGGATCGCCTGGAAGCCGTTGTTTGTCTGGGGGTGATATCGGAAGCCGGCAAGGTCTGAGAGGACTTGAAGGAGATCCTCGAAGCCGACGAGGCCGTCCTCGTTCAGATCTGAAGGGCATGAGTTGTCGGCGTAGTAATTTACCGAGTAAGGCGAAGGGTCGCACGGGTAGCCATTGCCGCATGCCCAGCGAATGACCCCGCCCGAAGAGAAGTAATCCGGCCCCGTGAATCGAGCTATGTGAAACGATCCCGGGTGCTTTTCGCTTTCCCAGTCGACATCCGCATCCCATCGGATGAGATCCCCAAAGTCGATCTGAGAAGCCGATTGGCAGCATTGCTGGAAGGGAACTTGTCCCGTCGGTAGAGGGAGCCAGAACTTCAGGACAGGCGAGTCCATCAGGTCCTTATGTTGTTGCTGGACCAGGGGGTAGCGATACGAAGGGTTCAGGTTCCCATACTTTCGCCCTACGGGACCATGCAGGATCCAAGAATCACACCAGAGATATTCCAGGTCGATCAGGTCGGCTTGTCTGGGACAGCATCCTTCCGGCCCTTCGAACTTCCAATTCACCGGCGTGAACTTGGCGCCAAGATATCGGGTTCGCTGGTATGGGTTCGATTGGACACAATCCCAAGGAGTCCCAGGTATGTCGCAAGGGATGACCGTCCCGTCTGGAAGTTCCCAGTCTCCGAAGCCAGAGCGAGCCTCCTCGTACTCGATGCATTCGAGACAGTTGTCGAGCCAAGGGTACAGATTGTCGTTCCGGTTTTTGAAGACAGGACCTTCGAGAGCCCATCCAAAAGACCTAGAAGGGGACTCGTTGCCCCGTGTCGATCCGATCATATAAGGCGGCCGAGGATCCCCGTTTGGCTTGCTGAACTCTGGATCGAAGCCGGTTTGAATGTAGACGTCAAAAGTTCGGCCGAAAGGCGTCAGCCGGCCAAGATCATCGACCCAGACCGCGACAGAATCAGGATCTGAGGGTTTGGCTCCGTTGTCGAGTGAGCCCAAGAGGATCAGTCCGGCAAGAATCATCTCGTCTCCCATCTTTTGTGACGGACGACCGTCGACATGACCTCCGATGCGGTCTCAATACGCGGAAGATGAGACATCTGTTCGCGAGCGGTCTTGTCCTTATGACATTCCAGACAAATCCCTTGAAGATTGGTGTATTCGTCGCCCCCGCCCTGTGACAGCGGGATGATGTGATCAACCTGGACAGCTTCGGCCCGGTTGCAGACTTTGCAGACTGCATCTCGAGCGAGGATCTGGGCTCGGAGCTTCATCCATCGATGTCCCCGATTCGGGCGAGAGGAGTTGTCTCGTCGGGGTTCTGGCCCCCGATCTCGTTTGCCGAGCGGGACCAGGCGTCCGTCTCCGGTGACTCGATGGATCATTTGCGTCTTCTCCTGGGGAAAGTTGAGAGACCCGCTAGAAGCATCATCCCGCTTGTTGGGACGAAAATCTGGTCAGGGTCTGAAAAGAAGATAGGTGAAAGGCCGTATCCCGTAAGTATCTCCTGATCATAAAGCAGGGGAATAATCGGAGGAACATCCGAAAAGAGAACACTTTCATCAGCAGAGATGTAGCTTGATCTGATTGATGCGGCTGGAGTTTTCATCGACTCATCTGGCGACGCGGACACGATCGTCGGACTTGCCCCAACTGGGTCAGGAGAGCCAAAAGATACTGCTTCCAGAGTTGACGAAAGACCTAAGGCAAAATCGAGTGATTCTTTGCCGACCAGAGTTGCGAGGACGGCCAGAGCAATCGAAAGTCTCTGGTTCTTGACGCTCATCTCCTTGCATCGGCCCTCACAGTCGGAAAGCTTCTTCTGCTCTTGAGCGTGCCGACGATCGCACTCCGGACAAGTCACTTCACGCAGTCGCCGTCATGCCGGCAAAGCTTTTTGAGGACGCGTTGCTTGTGAACCATGCCCAACACAAAGCCGAGGACGAGGGAGCCGATTATCGAGAAGACGGTGTACATGGGGAGACCTTTTTCACTGTTCTGAGGGTTGAGATAAACATTCCGGCGCCGATGATCAGAGCGACGATCGCCGCCGGTACTAGGAGTGTTTCGTTCAGTGCGAGGAACATCGGAGGCACGAGGGAGATTCCGATCCCAATGAAGAGCGTCCGCCTGCCCATCGGCCCAGGCATCAGAACCATCGACACAATCCCCGCCAAAATCGCAAGAGCCCCCGCAAAGCTGAGAGGCCAGAGCGTCGCTGCTATATCTGAGCCTGGGGTCGTCAGTTGCGGGACCGAGATCGACCTCGGCCCGCTCTTGGGTAAAGGGATGGATGATCCTCCGGTCGTGTTGCAAGCCGTCAGGAGGAATCCTGAGATGTACGCTAGATATCTCATCGGCCGCGGAGGTCCCGTTCCAAAGCGTCGAGCTTGTTCTCGAGACGGTTGATTCTCTCCCCCTGGAGTTGTTGAGAGACCGCAATCTCAGACAAAAGGCGGTCGTGTCGCTGGTAAGCCATAAAGAAGGCGGAGATGATTGTCATCGAAATGGCGAGAAGACCGACCCAGTCCTTGGAGGAGAGTGAGACGGACTCTGGAGTTGGTTTAGGCGTCTTTTGCATGCTTGGCGAGTCGACTGATGGCTTGAACTGCTCGGAGAAGTAAGGCGAAGATGTCGTCCTTTGCTTCTGGTAGTTCGGATTTCGCCGGCGTGACATATCCGAGATCCAGGTCAGTGTGATACGAGCGTTTGTGATCCTTGGACCTTCGGATCTTCTTCCCGAGTGATTTTTGATACAGATCGGGGAGCCTTCGGTTGAATGCCGTCTTGGCAAGTTGCCGCCATCTGGAATCGATCTCGTCGCCGTATCGGATGACGATCGCGGACCAGATGAGCCAGCATTCGGAAACGATGTCATCACGGGACCAAAGAGGGAACTTCCGCTCCCGTTGGGCTTTGGACGCGTAGACGTTGAGATACTCCAAGATCTCGTCGTCAGTCGGCCCCGACATCAAAGTCCCCCAAGGTGATCTCGATAACCCGGAGATACCAGGACTTCTCGGATTGATTCCATCCCCAGCCCCAGATCTCGAGACGTCTTCCAGGGCATGAGAGCCAGTCCCAAGAGTTTTCCCTCTTCTCTCCGAGAATCTTGTTCTTCCGAGCGGCGACGTTGGAGTCCGAAGTCGCTTGGATCGCTAAAGTCTCAAACGGATTGATCGCCAAGAAGTCGATGAAGCCGTACAAGTCCCGCTTGATCCCTCGAGTCCCTGGGATGACCTGCTCGACGTTCTGGACGAGATAGCCTTGGCCCTCGAGCGTCGTCTTCGTGAGCGGGTTTACCCGATCGCAGTTCCGACGCTTCTTCGCCATCACTCGTCCTCTTCTTCTGGTTCGTCCTCGATCGGTTCTTCCTCAATCGACCATCTTGATATTTGCAGATCAAATTTGGCCGTGTCCAAAGCCCCGACGATTTCATGGATCGAGATATTCCATTCGAGACGCCATCGCTCGACGAGTTGCCGGATCTCGCCGGCCAGTTTCTCAGATGGATCTCTCGAAGAACTCAACAAGGGACTATTCGGCGCCGGCCGCTTCCCGTAGTTCTCGAATGAGCTTCAGCATGAAGGCGGTCGGATCGACGATCGCTCTCTTGGGGTTGTTGACCCCTTCGACATAGGCGGCCGTGAATGCCCCTACAACCGTCTCCCAGTCTTCCGGAGACATCCGGCCCGCCGAGAGGACCAGACGGTCCCCAGAGAGCCTGAGAGACGATCCGTTGGCTTCCCGCTTCCGGTTGAATTTGTCGGCGTAGTCCCGGACCAGATCTCTCACCGAAAGCCCATCTCCCCCCCCCTCGACCGACTCCCCCCTCGGGGGGGATTTAGGGGGGGAGGGTTTCTTGTTCTGGTTCTTGTTCTGGGCGCCGTACGCAGCGCGTGACGTACGCGTTTTGTCACGCGTGACGTTATGCGTACGGTCTCCTTCTTTGGCGGATTTGCGTTCTCGATATGCTCTTTGACGCTCCGCCTCCGTCTCTCGCTTTTCGGTCGCCCGTTGCACCTCCTCCGTCATTTTGCCATTCTCGAGATATCGCTCGCCGGTGTCTGGATCCTCGACGACGTCGAATTTGGACCGTATCAGATTCCAGGTCGAGATCGACATCCCCGGACAGGCGACTTGGAGCTGCTCCAGATCGTCTGGGATCTTCTGGCCGGAAGCCTGAATCGCAAGGAGGGTAATGTAGGCCCCTCGAGCCTCGAGCGGGAGCATGAAGACCCCGCCCATCCAATCATTCGGGAAGAAGCGTACCCAGGCGTTGTTCTTGTCCTTCATCTGAGATCCTTTCAAGTATTCGCATTTGAGCTTGTTTGTCGACTATCGCCGCCGTCCAGTGAACTGAGGAGACCCTTCTCCTCCATAAGATCGGGCTAGTGTGAGCCAGATTTATGATTCTTTGTCGGATCAGGTCATCCAGCTCCATGAGCCTATCGGTGATTTGGCCATTGACCCACTCGGAGAGAACGACCCATTCTCCGTCGATTTTGCCGGCAGGGGCTTTCCCGGTCCTGAACATCTTGAGAAGACATCCTCGACCGTACCCCCGAACACCGGGAAGCCGGGATCTGAACTCGATCCCAGCCTCGCCGGCCGTCATGGTGTGACGCTTCGTCGAGATCAAAACGGAATCTCATCTTGCGTCGGTTGCTGAGGCTGGACCTGCCCAGTCAGCCGCTCTTGGGTCGCTTGGGTGACATGGTTGGAGATGCCCTGGGCGATCGCCTGAGTCGGGAAGGCGCCGGGAGCCCGGACGCGGACGCATTGCATCGACCGACCTTGGAAGTGCGTCATGTCCTGATAGACCTCAATTTGTTTGCCGGCCCAAGCCTCAGTCGCTCCGCCATAGAGTTGAGCGATCGAGTTGGCGTTGGTCTTGTTGAGCCCAAGACGCTGAGTGATTTCTTGGAAGCCGACGCAAGGCTTTGAAGTCCCGTCGTCGAATGTCTCCGAGACGACATCGGTCATCGTCAGAACTCGAGGTTGGGGCAGATCAGCCGCTTTGAGATAGGCCGAGGGAAAGAAAGAATTGATATCTGGCATAAGTGATCCCTCCAAGGATCAAAGGAAGAGCGGACCCTTCCCGTATGGTTGAAGTTGAGAGTACGGGACACGGTGTCCGGCTCTCCGTTGATTTGTGTTCCGATCATCCCAGAGGAACTCGTTCTCAGAGGCGAAGAGCTCATCCCTGGAGATATACCCGACCAGAGCCGTGAATGCATCCTCAAGATCGACGACTACGCAGACCCAATACTCGGCGACCTTGTGCCGGTCGTTCTCATAAGCGTACAAAGACCTGAAGTTGGGATGCTTCCCTTTGACCTCGAGCCGGACCCCGCGGTAGATGATGTCCCAGTATCCCCTTGGGTCTGGGTTCAGCTCCGAGCCGGCGAAGGTGTCCAGGACAGTCCGCTCCGCCAAGGCTCCGATCAATTGACGCTGGAAATAGTCGTGATTCCCGGTCTGGGTTCGCCTGGCGAGCGATCCATTCTGACCTGTTCTCTCGACGGCCTGAGCCCAAGCCTCTGCGTGACGTTGCTGGTCGATGTCAAAGACTGGACCTTGAATGTAGTCGCCGTGTTTGTTGAAGTATCCGCTCATACTGGGTGCAAACTCCGGTTTCTGTATAGGGACAAAAGTCGAATTTTTTCAAACTCCAGACAAGCTCTCATTAGTTCAGGCTTAGCACAGAATTTTCGGGGGGTGTTTTCTAATCTTTCCATACATAGATCGACGATTTGGATTTGCCTGATCAGTCTTTCAGCCCAAGCGTCGACCATTGTTGGACACCATTCTCCGAACCATTCTTCATATTCAAACATAAGTTTCGCCATCCAGCGATTCTTGTGTTTGTTGTATGAGACACCCCGATAGGTACTTCTTTTCTTGTCCCAGGGATCAGCATGAAGATTCTTCAAGAAACAGTTCAGACTTGGGGAACACAGTATGACCTTTCCAGGTCCGTATTCTTTGCGTCTTGTCATGATCCCGACAGCGTCCGACTCGATGATGTATTCAGCAAATGTTCCATCGAGGGCTTTCATTTGCTCCTCGACTTCAAGAACGAAAAGTCTTGGATCATCTCTCCATTGTTTGTCGACTCTTCTTGTCTTGTCGTTCAGATGTCTCTCGACTCTTTCGCAGATCAAGAAACGAATACCGTCGCCTTCTCGCAAAAAATCTACACCGAATGTTTTTAGTTCGCTTCTCACCCCTCGAACTCCTGAAACCAAGGCATGATCCCCTCGTATCCAGTCGGCCAGTCCTCCTCGGAGTTGAAGAGTTGAGCCAGTCGAGCGATGTGTTCCTCGTTTCGGTTCTGGAGGACTTGAAGGATTGAATGAGGCAGGTTCGCTACCGCGACCTTGTAAGGAGCCTTCTTCTCGACCGCGACGATCAGGACGTCGATCTGGCCGGGCGTGTTGCCAGTTGTCCGACAAAAGAGATCTTTGTAGAAGGCGAGTTGTTCGGGGTATCCAAACTTCCAAGCCTTCCGAGCGAAGATCGACAGGTCGTCCGTCGTCTTAAGGTCGACCAGAACTATCCCCCCGGATCCGACGTCGGCGACAAAGTCCATCCGACTCTGGCGGTAGAAGGGTTCGTCGTTGACTCTCTGGCGAAAGACTCTTTCCGCATCCCCGACCTCGAGCATACGGGACGCGATGGGATGCTTTCGGACTGAAGCCGCCATCCCCTGACAGTCTTCCCAGACCTCTCTCGAGATGATCGTCGTCCCCGGATGGACCTCGTCCAGCTTCGCCTTGGCTTCTTTCCAAGCCTTCGTCGTCTCCCCGTAGGCCGAGCCCGTCTTGGGGTTGATGAAGCCAAACTCTTCGTCTAAGTCCTCAACCATGACGAAAGACTTTTCAAAGGTCTCGACCCCTTCCAGAATTAGAGCATGAGCCGCCCGGCCGATGACCAGAGCCGGACTCTCAGACCGCTTGACTTCCCCCCGGAGGTACTGGGCCTGATAGTCCCGCGGGGACTTCCGGAAGACCTTCAGAGCCGAAGCCGAGACAGCGAGCCCCCTGTTCGCGATGTCGTGATAGGCCGAGTCGTCCTCGACCAGAAAACTACCCTCTGGAATCTTTGTCGCCGTCATGATTTTTGATCCTCCTTATGTTTGCGACCGCTCGCTCGAGATCAGAGATAAACATCTCGAGTGACTTCTGATGTGTTTCAAAACGCCAAGCCTTGGAGAGTTCGTCATCTCCCCTCGACTCGATCAGGACTTGTGTCTTCAGCATCCCCAGAAGAATCCAAGGCGAACAGACCATCCATCGAGAAGCCGCTCGAGTGACGTCGTCGCATCTTTGGAGGAGATTGTCCTCGGAGCTGAGCGAGATCTCTTCGTAGAGATCCATCGCCCGCTTGATTTTCTCGTCGAATCCGTCCGACATGACCGCTCCTGATTGTCTGGCCGACCATGGCCCAAACTCCTCTTGGGCTAAGGAGATAACCCAAGAGGAGGAAAAGAATCCCAAGAGGGAAACCCTCGACGGTTGTTACCTTCCGCCGAGAGGAGTAGAGGCAGCAAGGAGCGGAGCCTTATTCCATCCGACCCGCCGCGCGTGTCACAATGGCCCGCTTCTTGATGTCTCGGCCAGAGACTATGTCAAAAGATAAGACCAGTCAAACTAAGATCGGATCGACACTGACAATACCTGTCAGGATAGAGCGACAGAGTGTCCATCCCCGAGGATGACTTTCCCGCCAAAACTGGTAATGGTTCCAGAGAACTCAGCGATCGGGGAATCCGACAGATCCAAAGTTCCGCCGTTGTAAACCTTGAAGGCGTTCAGATCGACCTTTTGTCCAGTCGCTCCCCTGATTGTCAGAAGACCCCCGTAGATCTGGTTCGTCGTTCTTGTGATCTCGGAGCCATGGAACAAAACAGATCCTCCGAAGATCTGCAGACCATTGAGATCGAAGGTCGAATCTTGGAAGAGATATCCGCCTTCATAAACTTCGACCGCCGAAAGGTCGCTCTTCCCCGTCAGGTTGCCCCCGTAGCCGACGACGGTGTTGGTTGCGGCCTGTGTCGAGATGACCCCTCCGGCGCCGGAGCTGTGTCGGACTTCCAATCTCTGGATCGAAGTTAGGGCCAGTTGGATCGAGTCTTTGGATTCGACAAAGACATCAGTCGCGGTGCCTTCGACATGGACTCCCCGACCGTTGCCGCCGATAAATATCTCCCCGATGGATTTGGAGTCGACATTGATCGAGGCGTCTGGCGAGTTGATTGTCAGAAGATCGGTTGTGATGTCCAGAGGCGCCGAGGAAGTACCAAAGTCCCCAGAGAAGCCATCCGAGAACCGTACCTCCCCAGCCGTCAGGGTTCCCAGTGTGATCGAGCTGGACTTGTCATTGAAGACGCATTTCTTCGAAGCATCTGGGACCGAATTGTCGGACCAGTTGTCAGGATCTGAGACATCGGCAGGGTTGCCGCCGGCAGTCCAATAGACGGTCGGGAGCGAGAACGTTGGAGGGAAGTTCTTGTAAGGATGATCCGAAGGGAGATTGTCCTGGAGACCCCATTTCCAACAGAGATACCCCTCGAGACGTTGTCGATCAGCGGTCGTCAGCGTAGCGCCTCCGACCAGGACTTCGGCGATATCTCCGGTCAGGGGATTCCCGCCAACAGCCGCGGCCCCGACGTCGAGTACGTCCGAGTTTGAGATTGATCCGGTATTCGTCGTGTTGGTCGTTGTCATGGCGGATCCATTGACAAAGCCGGTACAGGTTGAAGAGACCCTCGAGCCTGTGACCAAGACAAACTCAGTTCTGGACCAGTTGCCATCGGATTGGGTTGGGATGTTGCTTGTACCCCCGAGTCGGATCTGGAGTATCCCCGCGGCCGTATTGACGACACCAAACTGGGTGTTCCCTTTTTCGAAGATGAAGTTGGCCGTCCCGTCGTCGGTTGCTTTGAAGACAGTCGCGACCCATATGTCCCCGGTCCCGACATCCAGAGCCGCGATATCAGAATCGGAGAGGATGTCATTCGTCCCGTCATAGCGGACGACGGGGAGACCATTCAGCTCGTCGGTCTGGAGTGTTGGTTGCCGAGCGGAGGATGCCTGAGCCAAGTTGTTCCCGTTGCCGCTCGAATCACTCCAAGCCGAGACAGCGTCCCCGTCATTTCCGGTGATCGAGTCCCCTTTGTACCAAGCCGTGAGAATGCCGGTTCCGAGATTTGAAGGCGACCAAAGAGCCATCAGGAAACCGTCAGAGTCCGAGCGACATCAGCCAGAATCGAGCCCTTGCCCTTGACCGAGATCCCGTTGGTGAATGTGACGTTCGCAGATCCGTTTCTCTCGTTGATGGTTCCGTCGAATAGGTTGGTCGTCGTGACCGTCGCTCCCGTTGAGGTGTTCTCTGAGAAGTCCAAGACACTTGGCCGATCGAAGACGCTGGCCGTCGTGATCGTCCCGCTGGACTGGTGAGAGACGACGCCCTTCCCGTAGATGTTGACGGTCGCAGCCCCGGCCGCAGATTCCAGGCGGAACTCTCCCCCGGAGACGTTGGCTGTTCCCGTCAAACTTTCCGAAGACCGGACGATCCCCGAATCCATTGTCAAAGAGTTGAAGTTGCCGGCCGCGGCGAGGATCTGGATTTCAATTGATGGAGTACCCGATACCTCGACATTTGTGATGGTTGAGGACGAGACAGAGATAGTCCCCAGCCCCCCGGTGACTCTCAGGGTCGTGATACTGCTCGAGGATCCGAAGACGACAGCCGAATCCGTCGCCTTAGTCTGGGTGATGTGTGCCGTCGTATATGTCCCGTCTAGGTTGACGGTCCCAAACTCGGTCGAGATGAAGAGATCTGTCGCAGATGCCGCTAGGGGTGTTCCGCTGGTTCCCAGACTCCCCGTGAATCCTTCAAGAATCTTGATCTCGGAGACTGCTGTAATCGATGTCCCGGTGATGGTTTGAGCGCCCGTGTTGAAGATCACGGTATCCCCAGATCCGGGAACGACCCCTCCCGACCAGTTTCCCGCGGTCTTCCAGTCAGCGCTTGACGATCCAGTCCAGAGATATGTTGGCATGATTATTAGTTCGGATCAAGATATGGAGACGATCTCGAGCAGACCGCAGGAGATGACGGAAGTCAGGCCGGCTTGATTCCCGCTCTGACTTCTTGCAAATTGGCCCAGTTGCCGGACTTCTGAACTGCAGTAGATCCCAGGAGTCTCGACCCCGACATCCAGGACGGTGTCCTCAGTGAGCGAGCCCATGGAAGCCAGAGAAAATGTTGGAGGATTGACGATTTCGCTGGTGCTTCCCCAAGCGATCGCTGGGACATGACTCACAATCGGAAGAGCCGGAAAGGACGGGTTGAATGGGAACGGATGCGGTATGTCGACATCTGGCGCGAATTGGTTCCCGTTGGCATAGCCTGAAGTTATGCTGACTTCGTTACCGTTGTCATATTGAAGACTTGAGACGATGTTCTTGTCTCCGACTTCGGACCCTTTGTAGTTTCGCGCGAACAGACCTGAAGGATTGGCATATCCAGCATCTCCCCCCGGAGGCGGTATTGAGAAACATCCTGCCGGGTTGGGTTGACCTTGTGTCGGGGTGAAGTTGAGGTCGCTTTGCAGGATGCCGATTTTTCTTCTCTGAGAAGGGTCTTCTTTCTGGTTCGTGTTGCCCCCATTCGGGCCAAGGAACATATATCCATTGTCATATGCCGGGGGTGAGAATGATGGGCTAGGCCCGATTGGCGTCTGGCCCTGATAAAAGTATCGGAAGGCATAGATCGGAAGGTTCGCGATAATGACCGAGGCCGAGCCGAAAGCTGCCGAGGTTGTGAAGGTATGCTCGTCCGCTCCGACAGTCTCGGGCAAGCGGTAGACGGTTTGTATCGCGTTAAGACCAATCGAGCCGTCTGAATATGAGCCTTGGAAGCCATGGGTCGGATTCAGATCCCCAGTAAAGAAGTCAAAGTTGTACGCAGCTTTAGACGGTATACCGCCAAAGGCCGAAATCGTGTCTTTGTTGTAGGTCTTGGAGAACGTCTCGTCGATTCCATTCTGAGCCCCTGAGACGCTGTCTCGAATAGTTCCCCGGACGCGGTAAGTAATAGTGATACTGCTTGGAAAGATGTCGGCGAAGTCAAAGACCAATACTCGGCCCGACGAAGTGTAGTACGCGAGTTGTTCCGGTTGAGTCGCCTCGACGTATGGATAATACCGATAGACATGAGATGTCCCGTCGTCGGCAGTGAGGGTCTGAGACAGTGCTGGCGAATTGTTGTATGCACCGGAGACAAACAGATATCCGGTTCCGTCCGCGATGGTGATGTCTTCAGTCCCATCAAGCGCACGATTTCCCGAGTTGACTGGTTTGTTCCATATAACTCTTGTTTCCCCAGTCAATGCATTCATCTGGGTATCGGTCAGGAGCCGAGACGATGCGTTGTCCCAAGTCCAGCCTCGATGGCTCAGTGACTTATTCTCTTTAAAATTGTCCGCTGGAGCGCCTTCAAAGGTCTGCCCGACTGCTCGAATCTCTCGCCAAGACGCTTCCCCAAAGACTAAGATCGCATTTTCATGATCGGCAAAAGTGACATCAGCGGTCGCGTTGGTTGCTGTCTGTAGAGTTGGGGTCCCAGTCGCTTTGAAGATGACAGTCGAATCCGAGACAGTCGTTGGTGCTGCTAGGCGTATCCAGAAAGAGATCGTCCCGTCGAGCTTCGTCACTCCGCTGGGGATCGCGTTATAAGGAAACACCTCGATGAAGCGAATCCCAGGAAGACTCGTCCCGCAGCAACACAGCCTTTTTTTGTTCATCGTCAAGAGCAAGATCCATCGATAGCGTTCTCGGCCTGGAACAAAAACAGACCGGCGCCTTGATTGTCTCGATATTGTCTCATGAAGACAAGCGATCCAGTCGAGATCGGTTGGACTGACATACCAGACGGGAAGTCACTCGCCGAGAGATCGACTCCAGGATTCATGAGGTCCGCTGTATTGTTGACTTCCATGATGTTGTATGCCGTCCCGACGATCAGCCTTCCCCCAGAGGAGAAGTTGTAGTCCTTGTCACTGCTTGAGAAGTCGTCGGCCGTCTCCTCGATGAATGTGTATTCGAACCGGTTGTCCTCTCCTGATATCGCTGAAGACCCTGCAATCCTCGCAACAAAGACCCGATCCGAGATGTCGTTTCTTCGTTCGTCGAGAAGCGGTTTGCGGTTTGATGTACCTCCGTTGTCTGTTTCGAATATTTCGAGCATCCTCATCAGTCGCCCGAAGACGTCCGGAGTGAACTTTCCCAAGCCTTGAGTAATTTTTGGATAGTCGCGGTTCATCGAGTTGGGTCTGGGATCCCGAGAAGATTGAAGTTCTCGGTATCTTGGAACGGTTGTTTGTAAAAGACGTTCTCAGCATGATGACGGTCGTCGATGCTGAAGTTGTCTTTAGTTGGGATCGTACCATTCTGGTCTCGGGCAGGGACTTGTCTCATGTGCTGCCATTGATCCCATGTAAAAGTGAAAGCCGCGCGGTAAGAGTTGACTCCATCCCGAGAGACACTCATCCCAGTGAAGAGAAGATTTCCCGAGGCAGCACCCAAGAATGGTGTCGAGTTTCTCTTTCCGACGAGATACAGAGAAGAAATGTTCGGTACGCGGTCAAAACTTGGATAGCGGACAGACAGTTCGAGATCTTGCTGAATGACGAAGGCCGTCAGCGGTATGCCGGCTTCGTCGACAGGTTCGCCGGCAATGTCTGTACCATCGCCGACGATTCTCAAAGTGCCATCGTCAGCCCGAAACAGGTCGACCGCGACCGGCCGCTGGGAGAGAGTGAAAGAGACGAAGTTGGGATCGTCCGGGGACTCTTCGTCAGGGATCAGCGAATCGAGCCCGTACTTGAATTCGACGGTGTATTGGATTTGTGCGTCCGACTCAGATCGAACATTGACAGAAAGAGGAATGAGGTTTCCTAGAGGAGGAGGGGAATCTCCGATAGCTCCATCTTGTGTGTACAATCTGACCCCGGTCGCCCGGATGACCTGGTCGATCGATGGTTGAGTCGTGACGGTAGAATCTTGCTCGACGACCAAGAAACTCCGCGTACCGCTCTGGCCGTCGGTGTCCCGATCAAATCCTCTGGATTGTTCGAAGGCGACGAGGGTCATGAGAAAGCACCTCCTGAAGATTCAAGCGCTCTGACTGTTCGTTGGGAATTTGTTGCGATTGTATCAAGATTTTCGGAGTCCTTTTTGCCGGCTAATGGATCGACTCGTACTTGGCCCAAGACGGTGTCGATCGTGTCGACAAAGCCTTTACCCGGGTCTTCTGGTTCCTTCTTCTCGGGTTCTGGAAGATCGATGAAGGACTCGAGGATCGCGTCCCGTACTTCTTCAAAGATTCCAGCATCTCCGCGAAGGATCTCCGACTGGTCGAGGAGTTTGGTCAGTTTGCCCAGATCGCCTTCGGAGATTTCGCTTGCGAGAAGTTGCTCGGCGAACCGGCCAAGACCTCTCGCCTCCATCATCTTCATGACATCCTCAGGTAGCGCAGCCATACCCTCGAGGAACTGATCGAGTTCTTTGGTGTCTTGTGCTACTTCTTCGACTGTCTCTTGAGCGGGGAACTTTTCTGGGAAAATTTGACGCCGTTCGGACTCAGTCAAGAATTTAGACATCTCTTCGAAGGAAGACAGATCTCGCTTCGCTTCTTTTGTCTGACCGGGAGTTCCGGGACTTCTTGAGAGCGGATCAAGAGCCGCGGAGAGTTTGAGAATCATTTCTTGGAGTTTCTCTGTTCGAGAGAACAAACCTTGATCCATCTTCACCCCTGCCGCATGTATAGCCGCACCCTGCATTCCAGGGATTTGAAACGCGCCCGCGATCTTAGAAAGTTGAATGAAGGACTCGACAAAGTCGATCGTCGCGGTCAAGGCGAGACCGATACTTTCAGCGATTAAGAGGAAGGTCTGGGCGAGATCTTTTCCGAGTCCCTTGAGATCCCCGAACTCACCCTTCATGCTCCCAATGACCTCGTTCATGGTTTGGAAGGTGAGCGTGAGTTCTTCGAAGAAGCCGACCCCGAACTGCTCGAAAGTCTCGCCGAGCTTGATTCTCAAACCCTCAAAAGCCGAGCCAGCCTTGACCGCTGAACCAGTGACCCCAGACAATAGTGTGTCGGCCATCTGGTCAGAGATGCCATCGACACTTTGCATCTCTTTGTGTAATTGTTTGAGGACACCCATCTGCCCAGTCAGTGCGACCGCGGCCGTACCTGCTCGAGCGTCCAGTTCTTTCATCGTCTCGACGACCGCCTGGACGCCTTCGGTGTTGAGGGTTTCGAGCGCTTGTGTCAAGCCTCCGGCGCCGGCGACATCTTCGCCCATCTTGACCAAGACCATCCGGAGACCAGTACCCGCCCTTGTTCCCTTCTGACCAGCGTTGGAAAGAACACCGAGAGCCGCCGCTGTTTCTTCTAAGGAAATCCCCATCTTAGACGCTACAGGACCGACGAAACTGAAAGCCTCGCCCATCTCTTTCACGGATGTATTGGATTTGGAAGCCGATGCTGCAAGGACGTCGGCGACTCGGCCCGACTGAGTCGCTTCTAGTCCAAAGCCCCTCAGAACGTTGGCTGTAATGTCGGCCGCTTCTGCTAAGTCGAGTTGCCCAGCCGCAGCGAGACTGAGGACCTTCGGGAGAGCCTTGTGAACTTCCCCGACGTCGAAGCCGGCCTGAGCCAAGAAGCCCATAGCTTGAGCCGCTTCTCGAGCTGTGAACGCGGTCGTCGATCCAAGTTCTTTGGCGAGATCGCTCAGACTCTTGAACTCTTCACCAGTCGCTCCGCTGATCGCCTTCACTCGCAGCATGGAGGTTTCGAAGTCAGCGAAGACTCGGATCGAATCCGCGATGGCGATGGTCGCAGCGGCCCCCAGAGCGGCAAAGCCTCGAGCCATGGCGCCGGTCGCTCCGACGACCATACCCCGAGCCCGTCTCGTCGATTTTTCAAAGTTCCGGAGAGATCTCTGGGCTCTGGTCATGCCCCTCTGGAATCCCTCGACTCGGGCGCCGATCGCGATGTGTAGAGCCTTGACCGTTGCCATTATTTACCCTTGTTCTGGAGTTTCATCAGAGAGAACATTCGTTCTTTCATTTGTTCGGCATCAGTCGCCTTTTCTGACTTCTCAGCGAATGGCATAAAGTCAGCCGGCTTGAAGGTCTTGGACCGTTTGCCGCGGTTGGCGTTGGCGATGACGGAGGTCTGAATCGCCTGGTTGATGTCGTGACGCTCCGGCCCGATCGGAGAGATCCGGTCGTATGCCATCCATCCGGCAAGTTCTAGGGAGGACATCTCCCGCTTTATTTGGCCGACCGTCTTCCCAAGTGCCAAGGCGAGACGGAAGAGGAATCGGGTTAGAGGTCGGCCCCGGATTCCCCCTCGAGCGTCTCAATGTCACCCGAGGTAAAGCCGTTCAAGGCCGCTGAGACTCCGAAGACCCGGTCCATCGCCGCCGCGGACTTCTTGCCCAGAGCGTCGATATCAGCGTCCTTGAAGAGTCTCTCCCCCTTCTCATCGCAAGCCGTCAAGACGACCAGACGAGCCCGAAGGTTGACAAGGTTCCGACGCTTGCCTCCAGAGACAGAAGCCTCGAAGGCGTCCCGCTCGGCCGCGGTCAGGATGCGAACAAATAAGTCTCCGCCCCATTGAGGGACGGAGATCTTTTCGAGGTGAAGGTCGTCTGACCCGAGAATGTCGAGCCGGTTGAGAATTGGCATGATCCCTCCTTGTTGGTTAGCTCACGCTGGCATGTGTGACGTTTCCAGTCACCTTTAGGACCATGTTCACTCGGTTGACCTCATCCATACTTTGACTGATGGAGAAGGATCGAACGAAAGCCGTGAAGGTGAATGTGTCGTTGTCTGAAGTTGTGATGACGACAATGTCGGCCGTTGCAGATCCTGCTTCAAAAGACTCCAGGACATCTTGTTGTCCTGGATCGTCATTGTCGAACTGAGCCTCGATGGTCACTTCGCCGCCGTCACCAAATCCAGGAACAAAGGTCCGAAGACTCGAGGTTCCGAGATGTGTAGTATCGATCATGGAGCGCTCCATGGTCGGTCCGTCAATTGACAAGATTTGTCCGACAGCTTGGGCGCTTCCCGCTCCAGCCTTGTCCAGTGTGATCGTTGCGCCTTGTCCGAGGAATGCTGTCATCCGGGGTAGTCCGTTTCGTTAGATCGATAAGAGAAGAGGAAAGAGAGTTGTCGGATAAAGACTCCGACCCGACCCCCATCGACAGGGGTTGCATAATCTGTTCGGTCATTGGTATGGGTACAGCCCAAAATCTGGACAGAAGCGACCCCGTCGCCGTCTGGGATGAGCCGATTCTCTCTCCGACCCGAAAGAGCCTGGCGGACCCGTTCGGCCAGATCTGTCGCGGTCCCGTAGTCCTCCGCCATGCAGTAGATATCAAAGTCGACCGAGACGATGTCGGAGGCCCCGGTGAGGGTTGAATAAGGACGAGACGACCCGATCTCGTACATGATCGCCGGCAGAGCCTGTTCTTGATCCAGAGCCAAGGGAGCGACCCGAGTCGACACAATCGCCGAGACCTCAGAGTCGACCTGGAGGATGCGGAAGAGAGCCCGCTCGGCTTGAGAGATGACAGCCATCAGGTTGCCCCCCTTGTCTTTTCGAGTTTGCGGAGCCGTCGCTCTAATGACTTCAGCATCCGGTCTCCCATACGCTTGTCGAGTCCTCGAAGATGCCTCTCAGCGGTCCGAGTCAAGAATCGATCTCCCCGTGTTCCTGGAACTTTGACAGAATATCTGGTTCCGTTTCGACCTCTGATCCGCATGAAGAAGGGTCGCCGGCCGAACTCGATGATATGTGCGAGGTTCTTCCTAGAGTTGAATCCGCGGTATCGGCCGGAGCCTTTGCCTTTGATCGCGACCCCGACCCGCCCGACGAGTTCTCCCCTCTGCTTTCGAACCGTCCGATCGATCTGAGCCTTGAGCGCTCCTTCGTCTCGAGAGGCGAGAGATCTAGCGGTCTGCTCCATCTCCTTTGTCTCTTTGGTGATGGCGGCACGACGGATCTTGTCCGCCTCTTTCTTTCCAAGTTCCGAGAGAGCCCGCTGAAAGGCCGCTGCGCCTTCGAGCTGGATCTGGACATTCAGATCTGCGACTCCCATCAGACCATCTCCCGCGCTTGAATTTCGATCATCTGGTCGATCTCTCGGCGGTTGAGGAACTCGACGACCTCGAAGGTTCTGGAGTCATGCACCAGGCGAGACGTCGCGGAGACGTTCGAGGTGAATCTCATCGTGATCTTGTGAGTAATCCGAGCCTTCGTCTGGTCAGCGTTCTGAAGCTCTGTTCCCCGTACAGGATCAATCGAAGCGAACACAGTCTCAGCGGTTGAGAAGGACGCAGAACGGCCGCCGAAGTTGTCGACGCTCATCGATGGATTCTGGATCGCGACCCGGTGTCTGAGAAGGCCGGCCCGCATCAGAAATACTCCGCGACCCGATACTGGAGGATCAGACGCTCGACCCCCATGGGGACCGGAGCAAAGGTGTTGCCCTTCGGATCGACTGCTTCGCGATGCTCGTAGTAGTGAGCCGCCAACATGAGGACCGCTTGGATCAGAGGTTCAGGAACATCAGTCGAGGCAGTCCCGTAGCCGGCGACCGCGGTGATCGTGACCGCTTGCTCTTGATCGAGAGTCGACGGCCATTCTTGGCCCGACTTGAGATAGATCCTTCCAGGGTCTCGAATCGTGTCGACCCCGTAGACGCTGGTCGCGAGGGTCTGAGAAGCCCCATCGGCGTCCAAGTATGCGATCGATGTCACCGAGCCCAGAGGGGAGACTGGGGAGTAGATGACGTCCCCATGAGGGAACATGTCGAAGGAGAAGGTATACGTCGCGTTGATCAGTTGCCGGCGGGTTTCGTTCTCGACGTAGTTGGTCGCTCTGGTGATCAGAGACGCGATGACAGCGTCCTCGTCCGAGTGTGTGACCCTCATCCAGAGTTTGGCGTCTGACGTTGAGACGACGGCCGCTGAGGGTCCGGTCGTGATTTTGAGCCCGTAGTCGTGTGAATTCATGCGGTCCTCCCCCTTATGTTCGGCATAAACGAAGAAGGGGACCCCGAAGGGTCCCCAGAGGGTATTTGGATGTCAGGCTAGGTTTAGCCCATGATCAGGACTTTACAGGCCGCGGTGTTAAGGAGTTCGCCGTCGTTGAAGGCGATACCCCGGACCCCGACTTGGCCGGAAGCCGCGAAGAGTTCGTCCAGACGGGTGAACTCGAAGCCGCCGAAGTCGACGATCTGATAGTAAGAAGTGTCACCAAAGAGGATCGGCTTCGTACCGCTTGCAACAGCGGCGACGTTGTCCGACTCGTATACCGGCTTCCCGAGCAAGGTGTCAGGAGCCGCGCCGAGACCCGGCGTCCAGAGGTAGTTCAAGGCGCCCGAGGTCGTCACAGGGTTCTTGAGCTGGCGGAGCACCTTTGCTGCTTCTGGACTTACGATCCAGTTCGCAGTTGGAGCGGATCGGTATTGGACCGCGACGGAATAGAACAGATCGATGATCTCGTCGCCGGTGAAGGCAGCAGCCGAGTCCGCGATCTTGCCGGTCGCGGCGTTGTCGAAGATGCCCCGAGGAGCGTTCGTGTCGTTGCCGGTCAAGAAGCCAGCAAGTTCAGCGGTCGCGAAGGACCGAGCAAAAGAAGAAGCGATGTATTGCTCGAGTTGAGCCGAGGAGAAGGTTCCGGTGTAGTTCAGGAGTTCTTCCGAGACCTTCATGATCCGAGCCAGACGGACAGGGTTAAAAGTGACCTGTCCGAAGGTGTGATCGCTCTCGTCGATTGCAGCCCCTTCAGCGCCGTATGCGGCGGTTCCGATGCTGGACTCGGTCGCGAATGCGGTCTTCTGGGAGACCTCGACGACCGTACCAATCTGACGCATGAAGTTTGCTTCTTCGCGAAGTTGGCTGATTTGTTGGGAGACTTGGGTTGTTGCCAAGTTGCCGCCGGCCGATCCAGTGCCGATCGACAGAGCCCGAAGTTCCCGGTCTGACAGACGCTCGCCGGAGATGTTCTTCAAGAATGCGTCTCGGTATTCTTCAGAATCAACCGTGACAGCGCGCTCTTCGACTTCTGGGGTCAGGTCGACATTTGCCATCTCGGCTTCCCGAGCTGCGGTTCGTTCTTCCAGGGAGATACGATCTTCGAGGCCGCGGATTTCGGACTCGATCTTCTCGAATTTCTCGGTCTGGTCAGCGTTGAGGTTGGCGGAGCCGTCGTTCTGAGCGGCGTCCAAGATCGAGCGCTGTTCCATGATCAGAGCGGCGCGCTTCTCTTTGAGTTCGTGAATCTTCATCTTTGAAGTTCCTTTACATGAGGGGGAGGGGTAGGAGAAACAGCCCGCGACGATCGACGGATCGGGTTGGTCTGAGATGTTTAGGCCGGACGATCGACGGATCCCGCTGGCAGTTGCCAGACCTAGAAGACCTGGACCGAGCGAGAGCCCAGCCCAAGCCCGGAGGGTCGAGATTCTGTTCGGTCATCCCTCGTTCATGAGGACGCGAAGTCTGGCGATCTCGACGGACATCCCTCGATCTCGGCGACAGTGTTCCCGATTGAATCGACGGACAGCGACCGAGGTATCCTCATAGGCTGGGAAAGAGACGACGGAAACGTCGAAGAGGTCGAGGTCGTTGATCTCTCGGATCGCTTGGCCCTCGTCTTCTCTCCATTGATCGTCTCGGACGACGAAGCCGAAGGACATGGAGTCCAGATCTCCGCGACGGATGCTCTCGATGGTGTCACGGCCGACGCTGGTGTCGGGAGGATCAATCTCGACTCGGAGACCGACTTCGTCGACCAGCATTCGGAGAGTGCCAGACTTGGAGCGGCCGAGGATCATCTTGGGATCATGATCGACCAGAGCTCGGACATCATGCTCCTCGACAAGAGCCCGATCGAAGGCGCCCGGCTTGATGATCTCTTTGAACTGGCCCAGATCTCGAGACTCAGAATCGAAGACCGAGGCATAGCCGACGATGGTTGGAAGTTCCGATTCGTCATCGACAACGATCGCCCGAGAGGTCCGGACTTCCAGGGTCTTTGGGTTTGCTTTGCGGTTGTATCCCATATCTCCCCCAGCAACACCGGTCAGAGATTCGTACTCTCCATGTGTCGAGCATGGCATGAAGATAGTTTCGCCGTCGACGGTCATCTGGTGAGATCCCTCGCATCCCAGAGCCTCCGCTCGATCGTTCGCTTCTTCTTCGGTCGTGTATTGGTCGGTCCCGACCCGTGCGCGTTGTTCGTCCATGTCTTCGCCTTTCGTGCTTAGAGGATGTTCCTCGGGGAGGAGATCTGTATCGTGTTTGCCCGATCGGAAGCGAAGATTCCGCAGGGCGTAGAGGAAAGAATTGACTCGGGCGTATGCCCATTGTTCGGGTGAAGTGACAGTCGGCCGGACTGACTCGGGATTGGTCTTGTAAGCCCCGACTCCGCGGTCAAAGACCTTCTCGAGGGTTGCGAGCGTTGTCTGCTTCCGCGGATCATCTCCGACGTCTTCTTTGTGTTCTTCGAGTTTGTTCTCGAGACCCTTCTCAATTGCCGGCGTGAGTTGACGCTCCTCCAGCTTGACCTTCATCTCGTCGAGGATGTCGATCATGCGATCGGCGCCCAAGACTCCGACGGTTCCCCATTTGACCTGGGCGACGATGCCGGCGATGTTCGAGAGGTTCGGGGATAGGTCTTCGTCTCTGAACTGAGACCCGTCCTCGAAGTGCCGAGCGGCCCAAGCCTCTCTCTCTCGGATCCAGTCCAAGACCATCTCGGATTCGACTCCGCGGTTGGCCCGCTTCCAGATTTCGAAAGCGTCGTTCCCGCGAATGTTCCCCCCGGCTTCCCAGATCTCGGGGAAGTCCTCTTTGAGATCTCGAGCGTATTGGTGAGGGAAGACGTCGAAGTTCGAGTTGTCCAGAGAGACCTCGAGATCGTCGCCGCTTTTTGGGAAGTCGGTCGCCATCAGCGAACCGCCTCGATCCAAGATTTGTCCCCGGTCCGGTATGGATTGTGTCTGATGTCGGTCCGGACTGGGTAGTCGCTCCCATCGGGTTCGGTCACGTTATCGCCTTGGAGGATGAAGGACTCGCCCAGAGCGACGACCTTGTCGGAGAGACTGTTTCGAGAGTCTTCTGGGGATCGCCATCGGATCTCCTCGACCCCGGCCGCCCGGAAGAGTTCCAGGACAATCGCGCCTTCGGCCCGACGGAGTTCATCGTCCAGAATGTCCGCGGTGTGTCTGGTCTTCCAGCTAGCGATCGTGTTGGCGAGGTTCCCAGAGCCGCGAAGAGCCGCGAGAGATCTCTGAGACCTACGGGTCGCGAATCGCCGAGCCAAGTCCTCAAGGATCTCCTCTGGGAGTTGGATCCGCTCTTCCGTGTCGAGTTCGTCTTGGACCGTGAAGGAGAGACCTCGAGCGAGAGTCTCCAGAGTCGGGAGAATGAGAGAGAAGGCTTGTCGCTGGTAGTCGCCCTGGAAGAAGTCCTCGGCCCAGTCGAAGAAGGTCGTGTCGTCCCGCTTCGCATGTTCGCGAGATGCTGCTCGAGACTCAAGTCGAGCCAGTCTTTCGAGAGTGTCCAGCATCGCCGGCGAGGTTTGTTCCCGTACTCGAGAGCGATCGTCCTCGACTGCTCGGATCTCCAGAGATCGCATCTCTTCCGGCATGTCGGGCTCCTCGTTCGGTGTGAGTGCTTCCATGTTTAGAGGTGTGAGATACTTATCGCCGATCTCGCCCAGAGGATCCAAGTTCTCAATCGCCCGGATGTCGTTCGCCGAGAGGAAGCCCGCTTGCCGGCCGGTCTGGTAAGCCTTGAATCTTGTCTCAAGATCGCCGCGGAGAAGGTGATCGAACGAGAACTCGGCGTAGACGTCGCCGGCCGAGGGGAGAAGTTTGGACTTGATCTCGGACTCGATTCGTCTGGCCCAAGGTGTCAGGGTGTGAACGACGAAAGCCCGATTCAGTTCACCGATCGACCCATAGGATCCGGCGTTCTCGAGGTCGGCCAACATCGACGGAGGGACCCGGAAGATCCGAGCGATCTCGGCGACTTGGAAGCGACGAGTCTCGAGGAACTGAGCATCGTTCGGGGTGATGCTGATCGGTTTGAAGTCAATCCCAGCTTCCAGCAAAGCGACCCGAGCCGAGTTCCCGCTCCCCTTATGGATCTTCTCCCAAGATCGACGGAGGTTCTGGAAAGCCTCGTCGGACATCTTCCCAGGGACCGAGAGGATCCCGGAAGGCGTGCCAGAGTTCCCAAAGTACGCGGCGCCATACTTCTCGGCCGCCAAGCCCAGACCAATCGTCTCTCGAGCTAGACCGATCGGGGAGTATCCGACGAGACCGACTTGGCCGAGAGCCCGGATGTGAAGGACCTCTTCGGAAGTCAAAGCACCTTGGACAGTTCCTCCGGTGATCTCGTAGGCGACCCGACCGGATTCCGTCATCTTGACATCGATATATCTGGGATCGAGCGGGGTCAGACCCATGACTTGGCCGGCGTTGTTTCTCGAGATGTAGGCGTAGCCGTTCCCGTAAGTGCAAGCGTGCGAGACGATGGTCTCGATCATCATGAAAGACGTCAGATTCGGATCGGCTTGATCGCGAAGAATGGAGTAGATCGGAAGGTCGGTCGCTTGTCGCCGGCCGTCTTCCGTCTCTCGATAGGTGATCAGAGGGAGAGCCGCGAGCGATTCCGAGATAATGCGGACGCATGAATAGACCGCGGTTAGAGCCAGAGCTGAGGTCTCGGAGACCTCCATCCCAGACGAGGCAGGACTACCCAGAAAAGAGAACTTGTCTGGAGATTTGAAGGTATGCCGAACTTCTTCGGCGGGTTTGGTTCGTCGGAAGATATCTCTCAGAGGCATCGGATTCCTCGGTCTCCATACACTTCATCCGGATCGACTTCCGGTTCTTGTGACTCCATAACGCGACCGATCGCCATTACAAGAGCGACGATACCGTCTATTCGTTCGGCATTCTTACGAGCGCCGCTGGTCTTCTTCGTTGGCTTGATGTTGCCGGCCGGGTCCATCTCGACCCGAACTTGGGAAGCCTGAGCCCGAAGGATCGGGTGTCCGCCGTGTCTTAGCCGCTTGGAGAGGACCAGTTCCTCGAGCCGTTTCGAGGGTCCGCTCATCGATCGATAGCCCTGGCCCATGAACGTGACAGGAGCGCCTTCTTTGTCGAGTCTGGTCGCGATGTCGGTCGCGTTCCATCGGTCGAGGGTGACTTCCCGGACCCGATACTTCTCGACGAGTTCCATGATCTTGGCTTCAACAAAGGCATAGTCGGTGACGACACCCGGCGTAAGTTGGATATGTCCTTCGTGAGCCCAAGCTCGATAAGGGATCCGGTCCCGGCGTTCTCTGGACTCGATGTTATCTTCGGGAAGAAAGAAGTACGGGAGGACCGAGATCGACCCATCGTCATCGGGAAAAACCGCGACGAGCGCCGTAGTGTCGGCGGTTGAGCCGAGGTCGAGACCGAGCCAGCATGCGCGCCCGACGAGACTTTCGGAGTCGATCGACTCTTCGCTCATCTCGTCCCATCGATCCATCGGGAGCCATCTGGTTTCCTGTTCGGTCCAGACGTTGAGGTGTAGCCGGAGAAAGGTGTTGACGTACGCGGGGACTTCTTTGGCCCGTTGGCATTCTTGTTCGAGGTAGTCCTCCGAGATTGAGACTCCGAGACATGGGTTTGCGATCTTCCAAGTCTCCGGATCACTCCAGTCCGATCCCTCCGGCGCCGCATAGACGACAGGAAGAAAGCGCGGGTCCTTGATTGTTCCGTCCCGGACCTTGAGCGCGTAGTCGTGTTGCTCCCAGGCGATCGAGGTTCTCGAGTGTCCGGCCGTCGTGATCGCGATCGAGAGAGGTTGGGCTCTGGCCCCCATTGAGGTATGCAAGGTGTCCCAGAGATCTCGGTTCGGCCAGACATGGACCTCGTCCGCGATCAGGCCGGAGAGGTTCATCCCGTGTTTCGTGCCGGCATCGGAAGAGATGACCTTGAAACTGCTCTGAGAATGCTCGAAACGTATCTCCCGACGGTAAACCTTGGACATCTTGGAAAGCATCGGATCGCCCTGGATCATGCCCTTCGCGACATCGAACACGATTGCCGCTTGATCTCGGTCGCCCGCCGCGGAGACGACTTCGGCCGATTGTTCGCCGTCGCCGTATAGGAGATAGAGCCCAAGGCCGGACGAGATCGTCGACTTCCCATTCTTCCGAGGGATCTCCAGCCAGACTCGCCGGTATCGTCGGAGCCCCTTCTCGTCGACCCATCCGAACATCGTCGAGAGGAGGTCTCGTTGCCAGGGAAGAAGAGTGAAAGCCTCGCCGGCTTGGAGCCCCTTCTGGTGAGTAAGGAACTTCTCGAAGAAGCCGATCGCTCGGTCCGCTTTGGTCTGGTCGAAGATGAATCCGTCCGAGTCTCGGAGCGGGTCGTAGCCGGCCAGATCGCTCGGAGGTTCAGAGCCCAAGGATCTGTTTCTTCTCATCGTCCAGAGCGTCCAAGGCGTCCGGAGCTTCTTCGAGGAGTGATAGTTGGCGGAGCCATCGAGAGATCCGGTCCGCGGCCGCGACCTTCATGGCTTGGCCGGGATGAGCGACGGGTTGGCCTTGGGAGCCTTCCGCGATCAAGCCCTCGACTTTCAGGATTTCCCGCAGCTCCAAAAAGTCCCGGATCGCTTCCCTCATCTGGCGGAGGAGAATCTTCTCCGAGGGATTGAAGTTCCGCATCTTCTCGAGTTCGCCGATCAGATCGTCGGCTTGGGTTTCTACGTCTTCCGACCTAGTCATCGTTGACCCTCCGTAGGTGTTTGTCTGGCCGTCGGGATTGACGGTTCCCTCTTCTGTTCGGACAAGAGCCAAAAAAGCTCAAAAAGGGAAGAGGGAGAAATAGGGACTCAGATGGGGAAAAGAGGGAGAGGGGCAAAACC